GAGTGGAAACTGTATTACACAGGTCATTTACATAAAGACATCTTAAACAATTTTCCAGGCAGAACCAGTAAAAAGATATTTAAAGGTTATAGAGAACTTTTAGATAATAACCAACTTGTGTTTATTCAAAAGAAATTTGAAGAACACGGTTACGAATACTATGTAAAGAAAGGTATATAATGAAACTATTGAAAAAACATAAAGAGATTTTACAAGAGGTTGTAAAGGGTAAAGGTTACTGGAGAACACCAACCGTACCTAAAACTCATAGTGAAAAAATACTAGATGACCTTGTTAAATTATATTTACAAGACTTGATTATATTTAATAGAGAATATGATGTGCCATCTTTTGGTCCTAGTAGTGAACACAAAGTAAGATATAAATGGTATGTTGTGACCATGAATAAAAAGAAAACTTTAAAAGACTTAAAAAAGGTTATTAAAGATGGTAAAATTTAAAGTTATCATTAAAACACTAATGTTTGTTGTAGTAATAGCAACTTTTTCACTTACAGGCTACGGTTACGTATTAGATGGCAAACAAAGAATAGAAGCTTTAACACCTACATTACCTGATTTTGAACACAATAATAATCAAACATTTTTAGATAGTGTTAATGAATGTGTTGCTTACGTTTATTTTTACAATAAAGATTTAGAAGAAGTAAATTTAGAACTATTATTTGCTCAGGCATCTTTAGAGTCTGGTTGGGGAACAAGTAGATTTGCTAGAGAAGGTAAAAATCTATTTGGTATTCGTACATATGATTTAAGAGAACCTCATATGTTACCATCAAATAATCCTAAAAAATGGGGTGTAAAAGTCTATCAACACGAGTGTGATAGTGTTTTGGATTATATACAAACATTAAACAATCATCATGCTTATGAAAACTATAGAAGACTATTAAAAGATGGCATTGATGATCCATTTATATTAATAGAATCACTTGAAGCATATGCAAGTGATAAAAACTATTTTGCTAAAATTAAAAGATTATTAAAAAAAATAAAAGAGGAGTATAAGTGATGACATTAGGATATGGATTACTTTTAGGAGTTCTAGGTATATTAATAACGATTACAGGCTTGATGATTGCTCTTATTGTTTATAATAAGTCAATCGAAAAACAAAAAACAAAGACAGAAATACCAAACGCTTTAAAAGATTTATTAACAAGAAAATAATATGAAAACAAAAATAAAAAAGTCTGAATATGAGTCACTTGCAATATGTATTAAAACAGAGCAAGTACCTGCTAATGATATTGCAGAATATTTTAAAGACAAATCATTTTACAATTATTATAAAAAGAACTGGTTAAACAAATAAATATTATACTATGTTTCTTACACTATTAACTTTCCTATCAGCCATAAGTATATCAATGATAGCTGCAGGTTATTCTATTATAGGACTTGCAACATTATTTGCTGGCGCAGCCGTGCCTATTATTGCTATGGGTACAGCGTTAGAAATAGGTAAGTTAGTTGCCGCCAGTTGGTTATATCATAATTGGAAAAGTGATGTACCAAAACTTTTAAAAGCATATTTATTTGCTGCTATTATTGTTTTAATCTTTATTACATCAATGGGCATCTTTGGTTTTTTATCAAAGGCACACCTTGATCAAGTAAAACCTACATCAGGTAATAATATAAAAATTAGTTTAATAGATAAACAAATCAATCAACAACAATTAATTATAGACAGATCACAAAAGACACTTGATCAATTAGATAAAGCATTAGAAGTTTATATAGAAAAAGAATTTGTAACTAGAGGTCTAAAAGAAAGAGCAAAACAAGAAGAAGAGCGTAATGCTCTAAATTCAGCGATAAACAATGCAAGTGATAAAATTGCTGAACTTACAAACTCAAAAGCAGGTTTACAATTAGAACAAGATAAAATAGAGGCCGAAGTAGGTCCTATTAAATATGTTGCTCAACTTATATATGGAGAAGATGCTCAAAGTCATTTTGATAGTGCAGTTAGAATTGTAATATTGATATTGATATTTGTATTTGATCCACTTGCAGTATTACTTTTAATTGCTGCTAATATATCACTAAGACAAATAAAAGCAAAAAAAGAACTATCAATAGGTGATGAAAAAGAAAAATTAAAACGTAGAATTGAAGTATTAGAAAGTAGAAATCAACGACTCAAACCATTTAAAGCTCTTGCAAAAGAATTTGGTGATGATCCTGATGAAATAAGACTTAAATTAAATCAAATATATGACTGGAATAACAATAAAAAGTGATAAATGAATGCTTGACATTTATGTTAAAATAATATATAATATATACTATGATTACAGTTGACGATATAAAAAAATTAAATCTACCTAACTTATCTAGCGATCAAATAAGAAGAATCACTAATGCAGAAAATTCATGTAAACATGCTCAGACAAATTGGGCTAAAAACTTTTGGTATGATATATTTAAAAAATTATGTGAAAAATATGGTTGCATGGATTATTTTAGAAAGGTAATACACTAATGAATATAATTAATAATACAATTAAAATATTATTGATATTGGTTGCTATATACACAGTTTATTCAATCAATGTTATTAATGAAAACATTAAAGAGTCTGAAACAAAAGTAAAACGTAGTTTGGTTATGCTAGAAGATAAAATGCTTGATGTGAAAGTAGAAAGTACAGTTGATAATTCATTTATTGATGAAAAATTAAATGATGTAAAAAAAGAGTTAGGTAGTATAGACTATGATTTGTCAATGCATATGAAACAATTGAAAAATGATTTAATTATTTTATACAAAAAAATAGATAATGTTGAAAACAAATTAAATAAACAAACAAAATATGAAAATGCTGTATATTAGGGAGGTACAATGAATATATTTTATGTTGATAAAGATCCAGTAAAAGCTGCTAAAATGCTTTTAGATAAACATGTGGTCAAAATGATACTTGAGTCTGCTCAAATGTTGTGTACTGCTAAACGTGTACTTGATGGTACAGAATATATGGCAAAAACAAAGAATGGTAGAAATATTAAAAGATGGAAACTTGATAATTCAAATGAAGAAGCAATTATCTACAAAGCAGGTTGGTTAAATCATCCATCTACACAATGGGTATTACAATCAGCATATAATTACATATGGTTATATAAACACATGATGGCTCTTAATGAAGAATACAAGTTAAGATACAATCATACAAAAGACCATTTAACTATTCAAAAACTAGGTGACATACTTAAACATCCACCTAAAAACGCTAAAGTTAGTGTTGTAGGTACAGATGCTACACCAGCAATGCCAGATGAATGTAAAGTACCTGGTGATGTGGTTGCGTCTTATCGTAAGTACTATATAATGAAGAAGCAAAGATTTGCTACATGGAAATCACCAGCAAAAATGCCAGAGTGGTTTGCTGAAGGAATTAAAAATGAACAAAAAAAAGAAAACGAAAATAGAACGTCCTAAAATCTATGAAAGAAATCCTAACACAGGTGTGATAAGATGGAGATACGTAGATGAGTCACCAGATAAATTTGGTTGGCCAAACTACGGTAGGATTTTGAAGGATAAATAAACATATGAATGAAATAATAAATTTTATACAAAACAATATTAACTTTTTAAATAACGTACAAAGTTATCATTGGCAAACAGAATCATATTCTGAACATGAAGCATTAGGTGAGTATTATACAAAATTTAATGAACTTAATGACCGATTTGTTGAAACATGGCAAGGTAAACATAATAAAAGAATTAACTTTAGTGCTGAGTTGAGATCAGGTATTAAAAATTATGCTGATGTAGAAATTGTAAAACAAGAAGTTGTTGAACAATCGAATATAATCGCCAACATGTCAAAAGATATAGCAGGACAAATTGATTTAGAAAGTATTTTAGAAGATATGCTTGAAGCTACAAGTCAACTATCTTATCATCTATCTTTAAAATAATGCCATTATATACTTTTAAAAATACTAAGACAGGTAAAACATTTACCGATATGATGAGTAT